CGATAGATAGTGGACTTCCGCTTAAGCAGAAGAAGGAGAAGATGCTTAAGGCTAAGACTATTACTAGTGAAAAAGGTCTTAGACAGCTAATCGAGCGAAATCTTCGGAAAGAAATTCATCCTGGAACTAAGCCTTCGGTTGATTTCATAGCCCATATTCTCGAGGAGGCCTATGAATCTGATTTGAAATACGATGTTACGGATCTACGGCCACGTATTTTAGCGTTTGCCAATAATAGTACTCATCAAGCCTCGACCTGCTTGAAGACTGTGCAAACGATGAAATTTCAATCCGAGCCAGAGTTAGGTCCGGACTCAACTGTACCAACGGATGATGAACGGATGGCTATATTTGACGTTGAGGTGTATCCAAATCTATTCGTTATCTGTTGGAAGTTTCGTGGCAGCGATACAGTCGTTAGGATGATCAATCCCACTCAGGCAGAAGTTGAGAACTTGACTAAACTAAAACTGGTGGGTTTCTACAATCGTCGCTTCGATAATCATATTCTCTATGCGGCCGTGTTGGGTTATAGTATTAAGCAACTATATGACTTAGCTCACAAGATAGTTGTCGATAACAACCGTAATGTGATGTTTGCTCAGGCATATAATCTCTCCTATGCTGACGTATGGGATTTCAGTTCAATTAAACAAAGCTTGAAGAAATTTGAGATTGATCTAGGTATTCATCATATGGAATTGGACTTGCCCTTGGATCAGCCGGTAGCTGAAGAGGATTGGCCCCGAGTGGTTGAATATTGTGTCAACGATGTTCGAGCAACTGAATCCGTGCTAGAAGATCGTTGGGAGGATTTCGTCGCTCGGCAAATCCTAGCTGAGCTCAGTGGTTTAACGGTTAATGATACTACGCAAAGACATACAGCGAAGATCATATTTGGAGATGATAAAAATCCTCAACAATATTTTGTCTATACCGATCTTAGTGAACAATTTGCCGGTTATACTTTCGATGCTGGAAAGAGTTGGTATCGTGGAGAAGACCCAGGGGAAGGTGGTTATGTCTACGCCGAACCTGGAATTTATGCTGACGTTGCTTTGCTTGACATCGCTTCGATGCATCCCACCACGATCGAAATTCTCAATCTTTTTGGTAAGTATACCGCAAAATTCAGTGAACTCAAATCAGCTCGATTGGCCATTAAACGAAGGGACTTCGGCACTGCTAGAAAAATGATAGATGGTCGTTTAGCCCCCTATCTCGAAAATGAAGATGGAGCAGACAAGCTGGCATTTGCCTTGAAAATTGTGATCAATAGTGTCTATGGATTAACCTCAGCTTCATTTCCTAATCCATTCAAAGACTATCGCAATAAAGATAATATTGTTGCCAAGCGTGGTGCTCTCTATATGATTGATTTGAAAAACGACCTCAAAGATGCTTTCTATTCCGTTGTCCATATTAAGACGGACTCAGTCAAGCTTCCCTATGCTCATTCCGCAGATACACATGTGATTGATTTCGTCAAAGAACATGGAGCTCGTTATGGCTACGAGTTTGAACACGAGATAACCTATGAAAAGATATGCCTTGTCAACGACGCAGTCTATATTGCTTATAAGGATGGTCAATGGACTGCTGTTGGTTCTCAGTTTCAACATCCATATATTTTTAAAACTCTGTTCTCTGGAGAAGCGCTTACTTTTGACGACTTCTGCGAAAGTAAGAACGTGGTTCAGGGAACTATGTACCTAGATAGAGAGGAACACGACAAAGATGAAGAACTTTCTATTGAGAACATGCGTCACGTTGGCCGCTCTGGGCGGTTTGTACCTGTTCAAGAAGGAGGTGGCACCCTCTATCGCGTCAAAGATGAAAAGTATTACGCGGTAACAGGTACTAAAGGTCATCGCTGGATTGAGGCCGAAATTGCTCAATCGATGCCAGATCTGAAAATCGACGTGTCATATTTCGAGAAGCTCAAAGATGACGCAATAAAAACAATCGAAAAGTTCGGTTCCTTCCAGGAGTTTGTCTCATGATGCAATTATTCTTAGTTGGTGGAACACACGAAGAGCGTTATTTGATCGCTCATCAACGTGGTATTGATCCTCAGACAATTCATCTAATTATTCACCCAGAAGATTTATACGGTTTTCGTGGAGGTGAATTACTTATTGGTGAAACCGGTTCCTATGATTTTCTCTATGACTCACTGCAAATTGCGCGTAGACAAAATATCAAAGTGCCCGCGTTTTGTGAGGAGTGATTGATGCCACCAAATGATAACACCGTCTTGATGGAAGGTGTCCGGATTATCTTTCGAAATTTCTCGGGAAAGGAGGGCCAGTATAATCGAGAAGGAGATCGTAATTTCGCGGTTCTCCTAGACGAACAAGTTGCACAGACAATGGCCGAAGATAACTGGAACGTCAAATGGCTTCGTCCTCGTAGCGAAGAGGAAGAAGAAGCTCCGCAGGCATATCTGCCAGTTTCAGTTAATTTCAAAGGCCGCCCGCCACGAATAGTGTTGATTACTTCCCGTGGCCGCACCAACCTTGATGAAGGTTCAATTGAGATGCTCGATTGGGCCGACATCATCAATGTTGATTTGATTGTGCGCCCCTATGAGTGGACTGTTAATCAGAAGAGCGGAGTCAAAGCATATCTGCAGAGCATTTACGTCACGATTGAGGAAGATGCTTTGGAGATGAAGTACAATGAGCTAAATCAAGCATGACGGAAATTATCGTCACGGCTGTGATAGTTCTGATCAGTGTTCTTATTGGATATGCCCTTGGCATAACACGCAATCGAAACGAATAGGACTATCTTGGAAAATACTAGCCTTACCACCAAGTATGTGCGAAAGCCACTATTCGTGGATGCTGTTCAGGTTACTGAGCAAAACTTTGCTGATATTGCCCGCTGGTGCTTTGGTGAAATTGGTAACATCGATGAGTCGCCAGTCGATAAGTCAGCTGATATTCAGCCAACGAAACAGTATATCCATGTACGAGTTCACAATCCCAAGAACCCGAGGCAAACTAAGGCGTTTGTGGGAGATTGGATTCTCTACACCGAACGAGGCTACAAGGTCTACACAACTAAGGCCTTTCAAGCTAATTTCGATCTAGTAGAGCAGAACTGATCAGAAGATTATTCTCGGAATAAGGGAGGCTGCACAATGATCACCGAGAAGGTCTCTTTTGTGAAGGCTTGTCAGGATTTCTTCATGAGGGAGCCGTTCGGCAGGAAGATCGAGATCCCCGAGTTCAAGGCGCTGACCACGGAGGATAAGACCGAGCTGCGTGAGATGCTGATCGCGGAGGGTTACGATGTTCGTGAGTTCGGCGAGGTGGCTGCTTAAGCCAAGTCAGGTCCTGAGTGTGAACTCATGTTCTGCGACCCTGTTGCCGCCCTCTCCCCCGCAGGGTAGTGCCTGTTTCTTCGGTAGGGGAGTACGAAGAAGATACAGACAGCTTAGGATCTTCCGTTAGGAGGATTTTTGACAGTAGTACTGACAGCGTTGTCTCTTATACTAATCTCGCCACAACATTATGATCATCGCTGGAGAACAGTTCGACCGTACAACGCCAAGTTAGAACGTATGGCCTATTGCGAATGGGGTTATAGTAAACCTCATTGGTTTGGTAATACGAGAAATGGATTTTACGGTGGATTGCAGTTTACACTGTCAACATGGAAGTCGGTAGGTGGACGTAGTTATCCGCATCGAAATAGTGAGTTAGAACAAAAGTATCGAGCAGTAATACTTATTAAGAAAAATCATGGATATGGCGATTGGCCTATATGTGGGAGTGCCTAAATGTCTGAGACTCATGAAGTTGAAACAATATGGAAAGAAGCTGGCGCAACGCTATATGATGCCTATGCAAAAGCTGCCGCAAATTTTATCGAGCATTGTGATGATCTCTTAGAAATGTTCAAATTTCTCGATGATGATAAGAGTCCTGACGACAAAGTTATGCATGAGTTGCGAGCGGTAAGAAGTCGGATCAATTCAAAGGTAACCGAATTCCAAAGTCAAGCCGAGAAATTGAGAGCATCAGAATGATCTATATGATTTCAGATGAGTATCCTTTGACTAATTTTCGCGGTCTGCAAGTCGACGTGATCGATTTCAAGGACAGCTTTTGTCATATTGTGCTAATCGACCCAAAACTGTCAAGTAGCGGCGCTCCGATTACTGATTTCTGGCTCAACGCAGATTTCGTGAAAACCCTAGCGGTGGGAGGATGATTTGGCCGAACCCAAACTCGAGATTGAACAACGACTCGATCGAATCGAGTTGGCTATTGGTACGATGGCACAATGGTTGGTCCAGGCTCAAACAGGCTTTGGGGCTCAGGACGCAGAAGGAATCGAGAGAATTCTCCGGGGGGAACAAGGAGCAAAAGGATCCGGAGCAGAAGATGCCGAGCCAGCAGAACCCGGACCAGAAACCAGCCCTTGAATGGACTTGTCATGTTTGTGGCAAGCTGCGTCCGGACGATAAGATCAGCGTTTACAGTCGAGTAAGTACGCGTTTTGGTGTGGAGTTGACTGAGAACGTTCGTTACTGCAACGACAATCCGGATTGCGTCGAGAAAGCAAAAACATTCACTTTTCTGACCGAGGCGGATGAAGACAGTGTCAATAGTTAAAGTCATTCTTCCAGCTGGACCTCATGAACGTTGGGGAAAAGGTGGAACCGATGGAATGATTGGGCAAGATTTTACTGCCAAGCACGAGGATACTCCAATCGGCACGGGTAAGGTTATTGATGCAAAGGTAATTGATGACGGTAGAGCTTTAGAGATAACAGTTGACTGGCCGGAGGAATTATGACTTGGCAATGGGTAGTACTAATTCTAGGAATAGTTCTCTTGGTCGTTATTCTCTTTTCTTTTGTTGCCTGGACAAGCATGAAAAGCTCGCAAAGAGACACATCATGACTTGGCAATGGGTAGTGTTGATTATCGGCATTGTCGCAATCCTCAGTCTCTTATTGGGCTATGTTACTTGGGCCAATATGCGCTTGAAAATGTTTGAATTAACTCCACACACAGTTCCAGATCTATTTAAATCTAAAGCGCGAGTGCCCGGCGACGAAGATACGATTGTTGCAGCCGAAACACTGAAACCGGTCTGGCCAGGAGATTTCACAGGAGAAGAAGAAGATGCCGCCCCTTGAGTGGGTGTGTGCTGTTTGCGAGAAAGCGCGTCCTGAAGACAAAATTAATATTTATCGGCACATACTTACGCACGATATTGTGGATACAACCGAAGAAATTCGTTACTGTAACGATAACCCAGACTGTATTGAGCAAGTAAAAACATCAACTGCTATTGAAAAAGTAGCTTCTAAAACATCAACTCCTATTTGGTGAAAATATGCTCGTAGATTACTTCTACTCGATGGGAGTAGAATATTTATTGGAACGATGGCGTACTAACTGGGCTAAACCCAAACCGAGTGTAAGGGTGACCGAGATGCCAGTTCGTAAAGTAAAGGGTGGCTACCAGTACGGTAGCAGCGGTAAGGTGTATCGAGGTAAGGGCGCCAAGTCAAGAGCGGGAAAACAGGGACGAGCTATTCAGGCGAGTAAGCGCGCCCGAGGTCAGAAAAACTAGATGGTTAGTGAAGAAAATGTTAATCACCCGTCGCATTATGGCGGTGATATAACTTACGAACCGATCAAGTTCATCGAATATTGGAATTTTGGATTCCATCTTGGTAATGCAATTAAGTATCTGGTTCGATTTCAAACTGATAAAAAAGGAACTGATCGGCTCGAAGATCTGAAAAAAGCTGCTTGGTATATTAACCGTAAAATTGAGCAACTTGAACAAGAAGAAGAATAGCCCCCGCGGGACGTTTTTGATCTTCTGAGAGCGAGACGTTGCCAAGGGGGCATATGGGAGAGGAAAAATAATGCCTGACAAATTTGTACTCCAGCACGATCGTTCGGGTACTATTCATCAGTTGAAACCAGGCGGTAAAACGACTTACTGTGGAAATGGCAACAACGGTGAAGCAGGCTATACCCGTAAACGACTTAGTAAAGCGAATGCTCATCCACAGGCGCATCATTGTAATACTCTAGCGTGTAGAGCAAATCGGTAATAAGAACTCCCCAGACGGAAGTCAGGAACCATGGATAACCTGGCGAACTGGGGTTCTCCGTAGGGCCAGATACGGAGACGGGTTGGCGACGCACCTGGCCAAAGCCTAGGTTTTGGTGAAGCGTCGCATAATTTTCATCTCCTATAATGAAACCTAATAGGAGAAATTATGTTGAATTCAGAGGCAGAAGCGATGCGAGATGAGCTCGTACGTTATACCGCTGAGCTTGACCAGATTCAATCCAGTATCGATGAAGGTCGTCTGCTCTATGCAGATGATCCGATTTGTGTCAAGGAATTGGATCTGACTCAAGCTAATGTGGATCACGTTCGTCGCGAAATCCGCATTGCTCGACTCTGTATCAAAGAACTTTCCTAGCAAGGCAAAAATCAGAGTTCTTCACGGACTTTGATTTTTTTATTTCGAAAGGAGGGTAGCGAATGGAGGAGCGTCAAATCTTCTTCAAGAAGCAGACGCTTGGAAAGTGGCGGAGATCCGACGGCGAAAGCAAGAAGCTTGTCAATGAAGAATCGATGTTCCGAGAGATTCGCAAGCTGATTAATGACGGCTGGAATGTACAGTCTCATGGCGTTACTCTCCTGCGTGCGATCACTTTGACTAAGCGATAAAGACCCTCCGTGGGGCACCCGCGGAGATAGGACAGAGTTCCGCTTCTCTCATGCTGGGATGCTGGGATCACGGCTCTGTCTGGGCTCTAGTAGCGGGAGGTCTGATCAACCGAGGCGAGGCTAGAGTGTTAGCGGTACGATACCAAATGGAACCCGCCTAAACGATGCACGGTATTACGCGGCTGACATAAGTTTCAAAAGTTCGGAGGGGCAGCGGTAGCGCCGTACCTGGGTAGCACCCAGGAGGCCACTTATCTTCTAAGCTATAAGCTTCGGTTTGGAAATAAGTGGTCGGCCCCCCGATCACAGACTGAGGGCCTCACTGCGGCGGGGCCTTCAGTCAAATTTCCAAACTACTAAGTCGGAAACAACGTTGAGGAGACAGTCCAGTGGTGTGGATAAGGAGTAGCTACCTTATTCGTATCCGCGGGATGTGAGGTGGCTCGAAAAGGACTATACTGGTTGTAGCTTGCGGCCAGTTAGTCGTGAAGGCGGGACTCGGCAAACGCGTTGTGCAAGCAGCGTTAGTAGCAGCCGAATTAAAGATACCCGAGCAATGGGGAAATCCCTGAGCGGAGGTATTGGGCTAGTTTTACAAACTAGTACAGCGGTGATCCGGTAGGATAGAGAAGGCTCTGAAGAATTGATTGCTATTATACAATGGCAGTGAGCTCTTCGGTCGGGAGTTGCCACAACACTTCCTCTCACAGTCTCTTCAACGTTGTTTCTGACTTAGATTGAATCTCCGAGGTACGCCCACTCTGCGCCACAGGTGGGTTGAACCCCTCGGAGCTAGGGCAAGAGGCATTTGGGCCGCCGCAACGATGTCTCTTGCCCGCTTTTCCACAGAATTCGCATTAATTACACGTATCATAATAGATACTACTACGAAAGGAAATTATGCGATTTCTTGGAACCCATGAGGAGGAAGTTGTGCAGGCGTTGGCCATTGTTGGCGCTTACATCGTTATCCGCAACGGCCTCTCGCTGGTTACAAGTCTTCGACGTTCACTGTCGAAGTAGCTAAAGAAAGGAGAGTCTTAACAAAGACTTTCCTTTTTTCTTTTCGCAGAAGTAACTGGTCCTTTCTTTTTTTCAAAAGTGAAAGGCTAATACATGCTTTATAGAACAGTCGAAACAAATGAGCGGGTTAGTGTAGACGCTGAACTAACTACTCGCTTTCGTTGGCGAGCAAATCGACTATGTCGACAACTGAATGCCCAACGAGAAGTTGATTTCTATCGATTCGAAGTTCATCCTGTGGGTGACAAATGGGAAGTTGTAGCGATGCAAAACAGAGCCGAGCCAATATGAGTGAAATGAAAATGGATGACGATCGTTTTAAAGCCGCCCTCGATCTGATGCGTCGAGCAGGAGCTAAGCAAGTTCAGATTCGTTACTCAGATGATGAACAACCTGTGGTTTGGTTTGTGGTAGCTTGCTATCTTAATGGTAAAGCCGAAGTAGATGCCAGTCTTGATCCAGTCAGAGCTGCGCTACGCTTGTGCGAACGTTTGGTTGATGGAGGAATCTGTGCACATTGTAATCGACCAGCGGGCTTAGAACCAGATCAGATTGAAACTATGCCATTAAACGATTTGATTTGCTGGTATCTGTATGACCCCGAACTGAAGACCTTTCGACGAGGTTGTGAGGGAGATACTTAGATGGCTGACGAACCACTTAATCCAGAAGAATTACGCGCAGAAATTCTCAGCCTGCTTGCTCGTGCGGTCCCGTTTGGGGAACGTGATGAAGAGGACGAAGAAACTCCAGATTCAGGAGTGCCAACCGCGGTGCTGGTTGTAGTTGAATGGCAAGCTTCGGACGGACAGCGATGGATGTCACAGATGGGGATGCTCGGCAATGGTCAAGAAGCTCCCCGCTGGACAAGAGAGATGTTGGCTCGAGAAGTGAGCCATTGGGACTAATAGAATTGAGGGAGATAATTAATGGATAAGATCGTATTCGAATACGAACTGCTTCCCGAATCGCAAGTGCGCAATCATATTCGTAATTGTGAGGGTCGGCATGTCCAGCAAGTAATCTTCAGCACCTTTATGGACACGTTGACCCAGATCTGCTTCACCTGTCTAAAAGTACGTAGCAGTATCGAATGGGAAGGCGCCGTATCACGCAAAGTGTTCAATTAATGGAGAACCAACAAACACAATGCGCATGCACGAAATGTTCAGAAAGGGTTTCTAAAGATGATTGGACATATCCGTATTGTCCGCGGTGTTTTGCTAATCCTAAATGTAAATGAGTATGGAACTTAAGCCCCATCAGAGATCTGCACTCGACCAGCTCGCTAATGGCAAAATTCTCTGGGGCGGGGTTGGCTCAGGTAAGTCACAAGTAGCAGCAACTTACTACATCGAGGAAGAGCGACCACGAGATGTGTATGTGATCACTACCGCCAAGAAACGTGACACGCTCGATTGGGAAGGTGAGTTTGCTCCTCACGGAATCGGTAAAACACGAGATGCAACTGTCTCTGGTTTGCTGACCGTCGATAGTTGGAACAACATCCATAAGTACACTGAAGTTAGCGGTGCTTTCTTTATTTTCGACGAACAAAGATTGGTTGGATCTGGAACCTGGGTAAAGTCGTTTCTGAAGATTGCCCGCCAGAATCGCTGGATTCTGCTCTCTGCAACTCCGGGGGATACTTGGCTCGACTATATCCCGGTCTTCATCGCCAACGGTTTCTACAAGAATCGGACCGAATTCAAGCGCGAACACGTGGTCTACAAGCCGTTCAGCAAGTTTCCTAAGGTTGAGCGCTATCTGAACACCGGTCGTCTAAATAGATATCGCAATCAGATCTTGGTGCCGATGGCTTACACCAAGCTGACTACCCGCCATTCACGCACGATTCCAGTCGACCATAATGAGGAACTGTTTCAAAGCGTATTGAAGAATCGCTGGAACATTTTCCTGAATCGGCCGATCCGTGATATCAGCGAAACTTTTGCTGTTTTACGGCGAATTGTGAATAGTGATCCCAGTCGGGTCAAAGCCGTGAGAGAGCTTCTAAGCACGCATCCTAAGCTGGTAGTGTTCTATAACTTTAACTATGAGTTAGAGCGTCTACGGGCTTTAGAGGACGTTACAGCGGTAGCTGAGTGGAATGGACACAAGCACGAAGAGATCCCTGAGGGTAATAACTGGGTTTATCTAGTTCAGTACGTAGCGGGCTCAGAAGGCTGGAATTGCATCGAGACCGATACGATCGTTTTCTACTCATTGACCTATTCGTACAAGAACTGGGAACAAGCACATGGTAGAATTGATCGACTGAATACACCATTCCTGGATCTCTACTACTATACTTTAAAAAGTAAGAACGCGGTCGACACTGCAATCTGGCGGAGTCTGAAAGCAAAACAGAATTTCAATGTCGCCAAATTTCCGATCGAAACACTGAAAAATATGAGTTGAAAGTCATAAAACAGCGTTGCCAAGATTTTTGCCAAGATTTTTAAATTATAGGAAAAGCCGCATTTTGCAGGGATTTTGTGCAATTTTGCTTGCCAAGAAAACACGTCCAAAAAGTCCCCTAGGGAATGTCATATAGTATCTAATTTTCTATACCCACGCGCGACCCCAAAGATAATATATATAATACCTAATAATAGATATTAACTAGAGAATCTATAGAGAGTTCTTCCTCAAAAAATCTTGGCAAGGAAAATAGGGCTCAAACCCGCATGAACAAAGGGATTGCACTACTTCAAGAAATCTTGGCAAAAATCTTGGCAAAGGAAGGAGGTTGTTCATCAAGACTACTCACAAGTTAAAGGTGTTGAGAGATCCCCAAGGCTACGCAGCTTTCCCAAGTGCTTTTAAACGGGTGGAGAAAGAAGGTTATGGAAAACTGGATGTCAATAGAAAATTTCCCCGGATATAGCGTAAGCGACCGTGGAAGGATCCGCACTGACAAGTCTGGCAGAATCTTGGTGCTCTCCGAGAATCAATTTGGTCTATTACAAGTAGGAATGATGCGAGATGGAGTCCAACACCACAGATCGGTCCCACTCCTGGTGGCTAAGGCTTTTATTCCTGAGCCTGTTGGTCCTTTTGATACTCCCATTAATCTTGATGGTGATCGACATAATAATAGTATTGAGAACCTAGTTTGGCGACCACGTTGGTTTGCGATCAAATACAACCAGCAGTTTCGTTATCCATATGAAATGCCGATTCTAACACCAATCGAAGATTTGAAAACTGGCGAAATAAGTGAAAATTCAACTGAGTGTGCAAAAAGATACGGTTTGCTCGAGCAAGACCTAGTACTTTCAATTCTAAATCGCACTTATGTATGGCCTACATATCAAGAATTTGGTATCGTACGAGATTAGATATTAGTTAGCGCCTAATTCGCGTAGTATAATAGAAGGGATAGAACATCCCATTTATTTTTTCTGCGAAGGAGGCACTAAATTGTGAAACTTCTCATTATCATAGCAACTGTACTAGCAATTTCGGCTAGTGTAGCGTTAGCAGGCAGTTCTAATCAGAACCTTAGACGACCGGGATCAGTGATTCTAATTGGTAGCGGCAAAAGAGTTGGTCCGGTTTGTGCCGATTATGGTAAATGGAATCCCGTTACTGGTCGAGGACAGGGATTAATGCACTTCATGATGCAGCCGCAGAAGTGTCATGCGGGACAGCAGCGGCTTTATTGGAGTCGTCGCGGTTTGCGTGGAGTTAGAGGTCCTCGTGGGATCAGAGGTCCTATTGGCCCCGCCGGTCCACAGGGTCCACCAGGTGGAGCAACTGGCGCACAGGGTCCTCGGGGACCAGCCGGTCCAAAAGGTGCAACCGGTGCTCAGGGCCCAACGGGTCCGGCAGGAATTAATGGTACAGGATTGGGAGACTCACTCTTCTATCTGTGCATTAATGACAAGGGCACTCCGGTTAAATTTGGTGGATACGTAGATGGCACTCCCGACTGCGATCCTGGTCATGACGGAATTATTCTGAAAGTCGTATTTCAGGGACCACCTATATCTGGATAGGAGGTGCCACTGTGACTGAAGCTCAATATCAAGCCAAGTTAATCAAGAAACTTAAGACTATGTTTCCGGGATGTGTGATTCTAAAAAATGATCCGGCGCATCAACAAGGAGTTCCAGATCTCGTTGTTCTTTGGCATAAGCATTGGGCTTCGCTAGAAGTTAAACTTTTTTCAATGTCTAATAGACAACCCAATCAAGATTATTACATTGATACTATGAACGAGATGTCGTTCGCCGCATATATTTATCCGGAGAATGAAGAGGAGGTTCTGAATGCGCTTCAACAGGCATTTGAATCTCCAAGGCGAGCACGCGTTTCTCAGTCCTAGTCAATATCATTGGATCCACTATACACCGGATCGATTGATTGAACGTTGGACTTCAGCTCAAGCCGGAGCATATGGTGTCGCGCAGCATGATTATGCTCAGAGAGAAATTCAAGCTGGTCGAGTTTCGGATCTCGTCGGAACTGTGGGTATGTATATTAACGACGCGATTCAACATAGAATGACCTGCGAACAAGTTCTATTTTACTCTGAGAATTGTTTTGGTACTGCAGATACAATCTCCTTTCGATACAATACTCTTCGAATTCATGATCTAAAAACTGGCGTGTATCCAGGCTCAGTACATCAACTCGAAGTTTACGCAGCTTTGTTTTGTCTTGAATACGATAAGAATCCATTCGAGATTAAAATTGAACTTCGAATCTATCAAGATGATGAAGTTTCGGTCTATGATGCTGACCCAGAGGATATTATGTTTATCATGGAAAGAATTCAAGAATTCGATAAAGTAATCAATCATCGAAGACTAGAGGAGGAGTCGTGATTCGTACTCATGAGGATCATCTTGCGCATTACGGTATCCTCCGACGTTCCGGCCGTTATCCTTGGGGATCTGGTGGTACTCAAAATAAGCGCAATCGAGACTTTCTCGATATGGCGGCTAATTTAAAAAAGCAAGGGATGACTGAAAAACAAATTGCCGATGGTATGGGTATTACGATTAAAGAACTTCGTGGTGCTCGAACAGTTGCTCTTGCTCAGCAGCGACAAACGAATATTCTTACTGCGCAGCGTCTGAAAGATAAGGGTTGGTCTAATACCGCAATTGGTGAACGTATGGGTCATCCCGAATCGACAATTCGTGGTTGGCTTTCTCCAGGTGCAAAAGATAAGGCGAGTGCACTCGAGACCACAGCCAATATGCTCAAGGAGCAAGTCGATAAGAAGAAGTATGTTGATGTAGGTAAAGGTGTTGAACATCAACTAGGCATTACTAATTCTCGACTCAATAATGCGCTTGCTGTTTTGAAGGAACAAGGATACCCCGTTCATACCATTTATGTTGAGCAAGTTAACATTCGTGGTAAGTTTACACCGATGCAGGTATTGGCTCGACCAGGCACTAAGCTTTCTGAAGTCCAGCAAAACAGAAGAGAAATTCAACAGATTCAAGAACAGTCGATCGATCATGGTCGAAGTTACTTTAGTCCTCAGGCTCCTCTTTCCGTTGGTTCTAGACGAATCGGTGTTGTTTACGGTAAAGAAGGTGCTAAGGCAGATGGCATGATTTATGTTCGTCCTGGTGTACCCGATCTTGCTATTGGAAACAATCGTTACGGTCAAGTTCGAATCTTGGTTGATGGTACACACTACTTGAAAGGCATGGCGGTTTATAAGGAGGATCTTCCTCCGGGCAAGGATCTGATCTTTAATACAAAGGCTGCTGATACCGGACGTAAAAAAGATGCTATGAAACCAATCTCTGAAGATCCGGATCTTCCGTTTGGTTCTATCATTCGACAAGTACATGATCCAAAAACGGGTAATGTTACCTCGGCTATGAATCTAGTTGGCAGTCCAACTAAAGAAGGATCTGGAGAAGAAGGTCAATGGGATACTTGGTCTCGAAATCTTTCGTCCCAGTTTCTGTCTAAGCAAAGTCCAGCTCTAGCAAAGCAGCAACTTGATCTAACTTACGATCGGCGCAAAAGAGAATTCGATGAAATCAATGCGCTCACAAATCCAACAGTTCGGAAAGATTTGCTTGAGAAATTTGCAGATCAAACCGATGCTGCAGCTGTACATCTTAAGTCTGCCGCTTTGCCGCGACAAGCAACTAAAGTTCTAATTCCCGTTCCATCCATGAAACCAACTGAAATTTATGCCCCCACCTTCAAAGATGGCGACCGTGTTGTTTTGGTTCGTTATCCTCATGGTGGAACATTTGAAATTCCTCAACTGACAGTGAATAATCGCAATCGTGAAGCACGCAAGCTAATCGGAACTGGTGCTGATAGTACGAGACACGATGCTGTTGGTATTCATCATAAGGTTGCACAACGTTTGTCTGGTGCAGACTTCGATGGTGATACGGTGCTTATCATTCCTAACAAGAGTGGAAAGATTGAAAGTACCGCTGCTCTAGAAGGATTGAAGGGCTTCGATCCGATGACCTATAAACTACCCAAAGATTCTCCCATTCCTCGTATTACTAATGCTCGCAAACAAAATGAGATGGGTAAAATCTCCAATCTAATTACGGACATGACTCTTCAAGGAGCGGATACAGATAAACTCTCTCGTGCGATTAGACACTCCATGGTTGTTATTGATTCGGAAAAACATGGGCTTGATTTTGCTCAGTCAGAGAAAGATCATGGTATTCTTGATTTGAAAGAAGAGTATCAAGGTTCGAAGCGAGCAGGTGCTCAGACCATAATCAGTAGGAAAAAATCGCCCATTCGCATAGAAGAGAGAAGACTTAGGTCTGCAGCAAGAGGTGGACCGATTGATCCTGTCACAGGCAAGAAAGTTTTCGAACCAACTGGACGTACGTTTCCAGAACGTAAACGTGTAAAGGATCCTAAGACAGGAAAGATGGTCACCGTTAAAACTGGAGTACAGATTAAAAGGAAAGAAGAACATCGAAAGCTGGCTGTAGTTGATGACGCGTTCGATGTCATTCCGAAAGAACGTACTCCTACCTCTATGGAAGTACTCTATGCAACTCACTCTAATAAACTAAAAGCTTTGGCTAATGAAGCTAGGAAAGAAACAGTAACGATTAAAGGTACCCCCTATTCTAAGTCAGCCAAGAAGGTATACGAAACCGAAGTGGCTTCAATTAATGCTAAACTTAACCGGGCCGAGAAGAATGCCCCCTACGAAAGACAGGCCCACCTGTTAGCAAACGCCAATGTCTCCCAGAAGAAACAGGTTAACCCACAGATCGAGGCTGCTGAAGAGAAGAAGATTCGACAACAGGAGTTGAATACAGCAAGAGTTAGAACAGGTGCAAAGAAGTATAAGATCGATCTTACTCAAGAGGAGTGGAATGCTATTCAAGCTGGTGCAATCACTCCCTCTAAACTGGAAAGAGTTCTGAACAATAGTGATAGCGATACCGTTAAGGTATTGGCTATGCCCAAGCATACACCAACAATGACAAGCAGTAAGGTACGTCGTGCTCAGGCTATGTTGAACTCTGGGTACACACAGGCTGAGGTAGCTGATGCATTAGGTGTAGGCTTGACCACACTCAAGGTAAGTCTTACTGAGTGAGGTGAACATGACAGTTGAGTACATGTTAACTACAGTTGACAATCCGTTTGATCCATTCACTAGGTTTGATGAATGGTTAGAGTATGATATGAGTATGGGTTATAATACCTCCGCCTTCTTAGACAGGGTAGCTATTGTGTCTAATGATTTGTCTGAACCTGACCAAGCACTTGCTATCCAAAATGCTATTGATGAAATTGTTTCGGAGAACGTATTAGGAATGTGGAGAAAGGTTTCAAGAAATTCCGTAAAAGAATTAGAAGTCTACGATGTATAGGAGAAGAGGTGATCATTCTGTCTCAACGACGACGACTTGAGCGTCGAGCGTTAGCTACAATTGCAGGAACACCAACTAAGTCCAGCAGCGATGAGGCAAAGTTAATGGCAAGAGTTGCTAACGATGCGCTTCAAGGAAAAAATTTTAGAACTAATTGGGGGAGAAAATTTTTTTAGGGGGGAGGGGTAAAAATTTTACACCCCCCTCTAGCATCGCCCGGCTTCCAAAAATTTCCCCGGGGGATATTTTGGCAGAAAGTCTTTTAATCTGGCGGTTAAAACTAGGTCGAAACTAATTCGAAAAGAGTCCGAACACTCGACGAAGCGAGACAAGCATGGATGAAAGTACCGAGAGAGTGTTTGAAACCCGTAGTAATCCCGATGGAACTATTGTGTTTAGAAGATCTGATGGTACCACAATTTGGGAAGGCGGCTCAGGTGATTCGGGAGGGTCTGATCGTCCAGTTCTGCAAGAATTAGTCAAGTATAATTATAGCACAGTTGTGAATCCGCCGCCAAATACAGGTCAAGTTCGTACTAACGCTGGCGCTAACCCAGTCGATCAGATTAATACGATCTACGTCCATCGGATGGATGCTGATAACAGAGATGTTAAGTTCTTGCTAATGCAGCAGGGCAAAGCTGGTAGAATCTTGTTTGTACAGGATACTCAAAACTCAGATAGCAATGCTTTGTTTACCTTGCTTTCGGATCCAGTTGATAATCACGATTATCTTGTGCTTAATGTTGAATTACTGAGCGTTAGCGGAGTTCCACTAGCAGGATCTGGAATTCTACTTGGCTTGATGATTTAAACGAGAGGAGGTCGTGTGCCAGCAAGGAGAAGAAGATCAGAGCCTGAACAGCAAATTCCTCGTCGACCCGCGACCACTCCCGAAGGTCGTGAAGATCAACTCGTGTCGCAAGCGATCGATCTTGCCGAGCAGCAAATTCGCGATGGCACAGCTTCCTCGCAGGTGATCACTCATTTTTTGAAGCTGGGTTCAACTCGCGAACAGCTGGAGCAGGAACGACTCGAGCATGAAAATGAATTGACGCGAGTCAAGATCGAAGCGATCGAATCTCAGAAGCGTGTGGAAGAACTATACCTGGAAGCTCTTACAGCAATGCGCACATATGCAGGATCTGAGCCAAGATCGGATGAAGATGATCAAGACCAGAACGTACTCAGAGCTGTCTAAACTAGAAACGTTCGACGAGCGATACGAGTATCTAAAGTTGGGTGGAGTTACCGGAAGTATTACTTTTGGCTTCGATCGTTGGATTAATCAACGTTTTTACAAATCGCCTGAGTGGGAAACTACTCGAGATCACGTTATTATCCGAGATCATGGCTGTGATTTAGGAGTTCCTGGTTACGAGATTTTCGCACAACTTATTGTGCATCATATGAACCCAATTTCGTTGAATAATCTTTTACACGGAGACCAGGCCATTATTGATCCAGAGTTCCTAATAACTACATCTTTGCGTACACATAACGCTATTCACTATGGTAATTTCAATCTTCTACCTCGAGATCCTGTAGAAAGACAACGAGGTGATACTACGCTTTGGTGAAAGGAGGAATATGCCTGCTGGAAAAATTAATCTCTCACCTCAAGTGCTGGATCTTACGCTATATGCCGGAGATGATGCTGAATTTCGCTTGATTTGCAAAGATCCTGATGGCGAGCCGGTGGATATTTCCGGTGGGGTAGAGGCTCAAGTACGACTAGATCGTTCACAGGGAAGTACAGTTTTAGCTGAATTTGACTCTGATTTAACCGATGCTTTTAACGGAATTGTGATGCTTTCGTTGACTGGTGAACAAACAGCAGCATTAATTACCGATGATACCGGTAAATTTACTGGTGTTTGGGACGTACAGTGGACATCGGTTGATGCAGAAGTACGTACGCTCTGTCAAGGCAAAGTGGAGTGTTGGATCGATGTCACCCGACCTGTGTGAACTAAACGTAACGGTTTCAACCGCAGAAATTGAGCTTCAAGTTGAGGCAGTTCCAGATATTAAGGTAGATTTTGCATCGTTCGATACAAGTTTGACTGTCGATTCGGCTCCTGATGTTGTTGTAGTAGCTGCGGGTGGTATAGGTCCTGAGGGTCCTAAAGGTCCACCGGGACCAGAAGGAGCATCGGGTCCGGTAGGTCCTCCAGGTCCTCCGGGGCCTGTGGGTCCGGCGGATGACCAAACATACATTTTTACTCAGGTAGCACTTCTTGATCAATGGGTTATTACACATAATCTTGGTCGTTATCCATCAGTAACTGTTATTGATACTGGTGGTACTGAGATACTTCCAGATGTACATTATATTGATGATAAGGAAATACATCTTTCTTTTTTCAATCCGACCTCCGGGAAGGCGTATCTTAACTAAGGAGATTGATGCCAACTCTAGCAGCACCACTTGATTTGGCTAAGCTAGAGGCTCGCAATCTTCGCGCGCATCAGCTTGGCTCCGCTCCCGGGTCTCCGGTCACGGGACAACTTTATTACAATACGGCAGACAATACGCTTTACTGGTGGGATGGAACGGCGTGGGTGTCTGCTCGAGGTGGAGTTTCATCTGTACCCGACGCAAGTCCAAGTGTGAAAGGTATTGTTCAATTAGCTGGCGATCTTGCCGGTACCGCCGCGTCTCCACAGATTGCAGCCGGTGCTGTTACCGATGCTGAAGTAGCAGCGGCAAATAAAGATGGCGCGGCTGCAACGCCTTCGATGCGAACACTTGGAATGGGTTCGCAGCAGGCGATGAATGGTGGTAATTCGCTATATTTGATTGGATCGAATAATCCATCTGCTGGTCCGATTCCCATGTCGAGTCAAAGACTTGTGAGTGTTGCGGATCCGACTTCAGCTCAGGACGCAGCTACGAAGAATTATGTAGATAATCTAATTCAAGGCGCAGCTTGGAAGCAACCGGTACGATGTGTTGCAACTACTAATGTTGGTGCTGGTAGCGCGCCTGGTGGTCCGCAGACAATCGATGGCGTAACGACAGGTAATAACGATCGTGTCTTGTTAACAGCCCAAACTAATCCACAGTACAACGGGATTTATAGTACTAACACCGGTAGTACTTGGAGTCGAGTGGCTGATGCTAACCAAGCGGCCGAGCTCTTGAATGCCGCGGTATTTGTTGAGGAAGGTACTTCATATTCGGATACAGCTTGGACTTGTACTACCAATGCACCGATTACAGTTGATACAACTCCACTGACTTGGGTAGCATTTACCGGCGTAGCAGATTTTAATGCTGGTGCTGGTCTGACCAAATCTGGTAATACTGTTGATGTCGGCGCTGGCGCAGGCATTACCGTTAATCCCGATTCAATTCAAGTTGCTAATAACGGGATTACTAATGCGATGATTGCAGACGGCGCAGTTGACTTAGCAAGTGCGGATGTAACTAATGCATTACCACTTGCTAAGGGTGGTACGGGACAGACAACAGCTAAGGCTGCACGCGAGACAGGCATGGGTGCTGCTGGTTATTATAATAATGGCGCAGTTCATGCCGCTGGGACACAGATTGTTATTCTTCAGTCAACACATGGTCTTCGAGCCACTCGATGTTTGCTCGTACAAGTTCAGGATGCGGGTGGGAACGTTCTTCTCGCGGATGTTACGGTACAGCTTAGCGGCGATGTTTATGTTAATTTTGGTGTAAGCCAAGCCGCCAACTCAATTCTAGTAACCATTATTGGCTGATGACTACCTTTATTGGCAGTCTAGTAGTTCCGCGCCAATCAGCACCACCTTCGTCGCCTATGACGGGACAACTTTACTACGATATCGATGATAATAAACTTTATTGGTGGAATGGCACAATCTGGGTAGATGCTACCGGTACTGCGCCTGGTGCACCAACTATTTATGATAGTGATCAAATCGGTACGGTTAAAGTTTGGACGGGTAGGACGATTCCAACCAATTGGCTGTTGGCAGCCGGACAAACGCTAAACGAGAATGCTGGTTATGTAGATTTGGCCAATTTTGCTGCTGCTGAGGTTGCGGCAGGAAATCCACTTTGGGGAATTACAGGCACTGCACCTAATCGAATTATTACACTTCCCGATTTTCGTCGTAAAATGTTGTACGGTTCAAGTACACCAACCTCGGATTTAGGTATGAGTTATCAGAGTGGGGGCGCAGAAACACACACTCTTACTCTTGGTCAGCTCCCAAACCATCAACATGGTCCGGGAACGCTCTACACAGGTGGGCGTGATACGGCTCATACACATAGTGGTACAACTAGTCCCGCAGGTACCCATAATCATGGTCCATCTACTAGTGATAACTTTGGCACAACTACGGGAGCCACAGCAGCGCTTGGTTCGGGTGGTACCTCTCGCTATATTGTCTCGAATTATGGCTGGACCGATTGGGAACCTGATCACCAACACGGTTTTTCAACTGGTTACGAATCTGCCGATCATGGTCATGCAGTTACTTCGGGTTTGACTGGAGCTGTTGGTAGTGGTAATGCAATTAATAATCTACCACCACATATTTTGGTAGCATTCATTATCAAGGTTATGGGTGCAGCTATCAATTCAGGCGGAGTGCTTCAAGGAGCAACGGGCGCACCAGGCGCAAAAGGTGATCCCGGTCCTTGGCGTGGTGCTTGGTCAGCAGCGACAGCTTATGCCATAGGTGATTCGGTTAGTTATTACGATGGTACTGTTACGGCTAGCTATCGACGTAAAGTAGCGGGTACAACTGCCGGTAACCCGAAGACCGATACAACGAATTGGGAGATAATTGCTTCGGGTGGTTCGGTTGGAGCTCCGGGAGCAGTTACAGTCTACGAACAGCCTGATCAGCCGAGTGATACTACAACTGGTGCGATCTGGGTTGATACCGATGATACGCCTGCAGCCTGGACTCCGCTCATTCCAGTTGTCACTTCTTTGCCGACTAGTCCATACGATGGGCAAGAAGTTTATTTATTGGCCGATGCTACTGGCGGTGTGATGTGGCATTTACGCTTTCGAGCAGCGAGTCCGAGTACGTTTAAGTGGGAGGCTATTAGCGGTCCATCTATTTCCGCGGCTGTTGTGACTGATCAATCGTTTGCTGCGAATGCAGGTTACAACGATCCCGCTACACCAGGTCCGTTAATCACCTTCCCGCGCGCAGGCGATTATGAGTACGAGGCTCAATGCGATATGTATGTTGCATCGCAGTCAGCAGCACTCACGGGTGTGCTTGGATTGACGCCTTCTTCGGGTACTTTCGATGCGAGTGGTGGTACAACAACCGATCCGCATACTGCGTATCTGGCTAACGGTGGTTTAGCTTCCTCGTTTCTTGCTGTGGGTGTGATTCGGGGTGTCGCCGCAGGCGGGACATTAAAGATGCAGTACCAGGCAAATAATGGTGTGCCGCATGTACGTTGGCGGATTATCAAAGCGCGTCCGATTAGGGTGATCTAAATGGTGCCAATTCCGAAAGCAATTCGAGTTCGTACAAGTTCAGGTTGGCAAGACATAGCGCTAGTTGGACCAGCAGGACCAGCGGGTGGACCACTTGATATGAAGCGGATTGCCGGTCAATATGAGAACTATAATGGTCCCATCACCTCAACTAGTCTCGTTAATCTTTACTGTGACAGCGCAGGTACAATTCCGTTGCGTCTGACCTTTACGCCACCTGTTGATGCTTGGTTGGATGCTACTCTTAATATGGGAATTGTCGAGAAATCTGATGCCAACTATAATTATGGCTACGCGGTTATGCGATTGACACCTCCTGATGTGGATGGTGTTCAGGACGCGGATCATTATGTAATGCAGCACGCGTCAGTTAATATTTATGATCACCGCCATGTTCAACGAGTGTTTAAACTTGCGGCCGGGACAAGTTATATTCTAGATGGATTGTTTACGTGCAGCGCTGGTAGTTGGCGTTATCACGCGGGCAAGGCGATGCTCTATCTTGATGGACGTCTCTGGGCTCGCGGAGCAGCACTTGACCCAGCGAATCGTTGGTTTCAGGTACAGAATGTAGTCAACGCATCCTCAGTAAATTTCACTGGGCTTGATGGTGCAACAGATCAAGCCTATGAACTTTTTGGACAGTTTCGTTGGCAGTCGGTTGGTCCTGATAATCACATTTATCTACGCTTTAATGGAGATGCCGGAGCTGGTGGCCGTTATGTCTGGGTATCGGCGGGGGCGTATTATGATTTAGGACCAGTCCAAGGCGCAAATGATGGTACGAACACTCCAAGTGGGATTGGGTTGATCCGTTCGAATTGGAATAATGATGGTTACTGTATAATTCGTGGGATTATCACAGCCCAGGCTGGAGGTATAAATGTTCAAGAATATATGGGTCAGGCATTTTTCCGCGCTGACGCTGCCGGGCCGTATATTTCTGTGAAGAACTATGGTGGACAGTATTATTCGGGAAATGCGAATCTGACTTCGCTCTCAATTAACCCGTTGGCTGGAAATGTGACCGGTCGCTTTGCGCTGAGGAGGTTGTATTGATTGATCATAGGAGAGTACGATCCGGCTAATGTAGATAGTATTATAAATACATTGGCAGCATTCTTATCGGGGTTTGGTAGTGTGATTACTGCCTATCTCGGTATTCGATTTGAGCGAAATCGTAGTCGACAGGAATGTGAAGAAAAAATTAAAGCATTTAGAGAAGGTATGAAACTTGGGCGAACAACCGAGGAGCGTAAAAAGTGATGAAAACGATTGCATTTATAATCGTAACAATATCACTGGCCGCTGCCTCTGGGTTTTTTGTAGCTTCGGCTATTCAAGGCGCTCCAACTCAAGCAGTTAAAACGGTTACTGTTACTCTCAAAAATGGAGCAACTGGTCCAACTGGAGAAAAAGGAGTAAAAGGCGAACCTGGAGCAGCAGGGCCAGCAGGACCAGCGGGAGCTCGAGGACCAACGGGAACAGGAGGAGCACTTACTTGTCCGACTGGATTTGAGGTTGGTGAAGTAGTAATTAATCATCCCGGTGGTCAAGTCACTATCTATGGATGTATCAAGGAGGGCCAATGAGCGCACTCCCATGGGAAATCGGTCCTGGACCAAGACCTCATAATAATTCGCGTTTGACTCGCACTCTCTATGCGCCTGATAATCCTGATCAACCGACGCAGTCGGATGGCAAAGATGTACAGGCATTAAAGCGGATGGTGAGTCGGGCGGGTTACTGGGATTGGCAAGATTTTGATCGTACTTACACCAATGCGTTTGCTCATGGTGCGACAGGACCAACAGGTTCGGGTCCTGGGGTGGATGGATTACGCAAATCAATTGGGATTGGCGACGGCTCAGGGACGTTGAATGAGCGCGTTTACCATGCCTTACTATATGCTAGAGTACCGGCAAAAGATTGGCGCGGCAATGCGATGTCACATTCGGGCGAATGGATTTGTGACCAAAAATCGCAGGAACTTTTGACCGCTTACCAGCAGGCATGGAACGAGGATCATCCGGACCCTAAGCCGCCACCTGAGCCAAGTGAGCCAAGTGGTGATCGGCGACAGGTGGCCATGGATCATTTGTACGGACGGCTTGGATACACCGAGTCACCAGCGAACTCGAATTGTGATGAGCGCAAAGATGGTATTAGAACAGCACAGATGCACACCGCTGGTGGAGGTACTTGGTTGTTGTATCAGCCTTGGTGTGGTTGTTGGTGTTACTACGCACTTGAGGCAGCTGGAGTAAACGGTATCGACTCACATATGGCCTCGGTCGCACAGATTGAGGACAATGCCAAACGTAGAGCTAAATGTTACGTCGGTTGGACAGCCGATAGCGCACGCGCGCGCAAGGGTGATCTAGCTGTGATTGGCGGTTATGGTATGCATGTTGAGACGGTACGTGGAAAAGTTCAGGCGGACGGGGGCTTACCGACCTATGGCGGTAATACATCGTCAGGTAGTTCGGGCTCACAAGCAAACGGAGGAGGAGCCTATGCTCGTGTTCGCTATCCGGGGGAGGTGAGAGGCATTGCGCTTGTTCGATATCCCGGAGAGTGATACTGATTTTCGTGGTGAACCCGAGACAGTTGATGTCTGGGATCAGCAAGGTGAAGTAGATTGGAGTAAAGAGCCGCTCTCAGATGATAATTTATCGGATAAAGTAAAGGGTTTTCTTAACGTATCGAAAGGGGAATAAGTATGGAAACACAGCATGAGCAGCCAGTAGAGCCGGGTCAGCCTGAGCCCGAGCCGAAGGCACCAGATCAACCGGTAGAGCCGGGACAGCCCGAGCCAGCTCCAGTTCCAGAGCCGGGACAGCCTGAGCCACAGCCCGGACAGCCCGAGCCAGCTCCAGAGCCGGGACAGCCCGAGCCTTCTCCTGCTGTTCCAGCTCCAGATACGTCTCCTCCCGAGGAGCAGGGGGATGGAAACGGCGAGGGATAATTCAAAAGAAAGTAAAGCGGGTGAAGTAGATGATTATGAGTATTCTTACTAGTACTAAAAAGGTATTGGGGATTGACGAAAATTATACCGTATTTGACGAAGATATCATCATGCATATTAACACTGCCTTCTCTACTCTTACCCAGCTAGGGGTTGGCCCACCTGAAGGTTACATGATTGATGATGTAGCCGATGAGTGGGATGATTTTATTGTCAACGATGCTCAGTATAATTCAGTTAAATCGTACGTTTTTCTCCGTGTTCGACAGCTGTTTGATCCTCCGACGACATCATATCTGATTGCTGCGTTTGATAGACAAATTCAGGAGCTCGAGTGGCGTTTGAATGTGCATCGAGAAGAAACGGCGTGGGTTGATCCAGATCCACCAAGATACCCGGAAGGTCCGTATGGCGAAGATCTTAGAAGGGTGGGGTGATGGAAAGAGAAGATCCTCTGGAAGAGAGAAAACGACAGGATAAGGAGAAAGCTGAGGATAATCGAGCACGACAGAAGCGTCAGGGAGTAATTTCGGAAGAAGGAGCAGAAGAAGAAGCTGCACCGGAAGCTGCACCTGCACCGGAAGCTAAGACTGCAGCTCCGCCAAGCTAGGGGGCAAAATGTCCCTAAAAATTGTAGAAAGTATTCTCGAGCATCACGGTGTTAGGGGAATGAAGTGGGGTGTTCGTCGAAAAGCTACAGTTGG